ACAAATGTGGTTAATTTGACATCAGGAACTTTGAACCTGAATGGCAAAACTCTCACAGTATCAAGTTTCTCTTCCACCAATACAAATACACGAGGCATCACATTTGCATCTGGCAAAATTGCCACAGCAGGAACTTCAAATGCTTGGCTTGCCACAACAGCAACCAATCTTACAATTACGGGTCCGGGTTCAATTGAATTAACCAATACAACAACAGGAACAAGAATTTTTGATGGCGGCAGCATTGCCTACAATGGCATTACCTTGATCAGTTCCGGTGCGTCTGTTGGCGGTAGTATTACAACCATCAAAGGCAGCAATACGTTTTACAGCATGCGGAATAGCACTTCCCCGCAAACCATATATTTCNCCCCAGCCACAACAACCATTTTTACCGATAACTTTGAATTGAATGGAACGGCTGGTAAAAATATTACAATTGGATCAAACCCAACCCCATCATCCCAATCAAACGCGCCAAATTTTGCAAAACCAAATGGGTCGGTGGTTTCTAGTTATGCCACCATCAGCCAGAACAATGCTGCATACACAGGCGGTTCAGCGACAGGATTTACATCTGTTTGGAATATTGGAACAGGTTCAACGCTGGCAAGCACAACAACGGGATGGGGGAAAGCCGCCGCAACATCGTCCTTCCTGTCTATCTTTTACCCATAAGGAAAACAAACATGCTTACCTTTAACTTGACCGTCACTCAGGTAAACACAATCCTCACTGCACTTGGTCAACGGCCTTATGTTGAGGTTGCAGACCTGATCGTTTCCATTAAGATGGATGCAGAGAAGCAACTTGCCCCAAAGCCTCCAGAGCCTACCGAGGATTGAAATGGATATGCAAAACGTCATCAACCTTCTTGGCGGTGCGGCTTTATCAGTGATGGGCTGGTTTGCCCGTCAACTGTGGGATGCCATGAAGGAACTTCGGGCTGATCTGCATGTGCTGGAGGTAAACCTTCCAGAACGGTATGTGAAGAAAGATGACATGGATAAACGCATGGAACACATTGAAAGCATGTTCCAGCGCATCTATGACAAGTTGGACAGCAAGGCCGACAAATGAGCGACCATCCTCAAGGGTTTGATGTTAGCAAACTTGCAACTATGGCGTTTCCTGTCATTGTTGCGGCTATTGGCTGGCTTGTGAGTGGCATTAACGGCCTCCACATGGACATGCAGGACATCAAGGGCAAGATGCCTTTGCTGATTACCCCACAGGGAGTTCCAACCGATAGCCCAATTAGCACAGATGCTCGTTATAAGTTGCGCGATGAGATTTTTAAGGAAGTGAACGATCTGCGTGTTCGTGTTCGCCTTCTTGAAGCCAAACTGGGGGAGAAATGAATGGACCTGTCAAAGATCGGTGGCCTTTTGGGCCAAATCGCTCCCACGATAGCAACGGCTATTGGTGGCCCAGTCGCAGGAATGGCGGTCAAGGCATTGGCTGGCGCGTTGGGCCTTTCTCAGGATTCATCGTCGGACGATGTGCAGACGGCACTGATGAACGCAACGCCCGAACAGTTGGCGGCGGTCAAGAAGGTCGATGCGGACTTCAAAGTCCAAATGAAGCAATTGGACATCAACCTTGAAGAAATAGCCGCTGGTGACCGTAAATCTGCCCGTGACATGATGGTTCAAACGGGCGTTCAGACACCTGCCGTATTGTCTTATTCTATCATCATCGCATGGGTGTTTATTCAGTATTACTTGTTCACAACCGTCATTGATCCAAGCATGAGGGAATTAATTGCCCGTGTGTTGGGAACATTGGACGGCGCATTGATGCTGGTTCTGTCATTCTGGTTTGGGTCTTCAAGCGGGTCACACGCCAAAGACCAACTGATCAAAGATATGGGAAACAAGTGATGAAAGACAACTTTGAACAATGTTTAGCCCTTCTTCTCAAACATGAGGGTGGTTACTCCAATAATGTTAAAGACCCCGGCGGCATGACAAATCTTGGCGTGACCAAACGGGTTTATGAGGCTTATGTGGGTCATCCTGTCGATGAAGCGACCATGAGGGCTTTGACACCAGATGTGGTTGCACCGATTTATAAACGTGATTATTGGGACACTTGCCGCTGTGACGATCTTCCTGACGGCGTGGATTATGCTGTTTTCGATCTGGCGGTAAACAGCGGGACACGCCGCGCCGCGAAGATGTTGCAAAAATCCGCAGGTGTTCCTGATGATGGTGCAATTGGCCCTGCGACATTAAAGGCTGTGGCTGAATGCAACCCCCGCGATCTTGCCGCAGATATTTGCGAAAACCGCCTCGCTTTCTTGCAAGGACTGCCCACATGGGATACATTCGGCAAGGGTTGGGGTCGTCGCGTGGCTGAAGTCGAGCAGATGGCGTTTAATATGGTTGGCTAAGGATTTTCCCGCATGAACTACACCGAATATGTGCAGCAAATTGCGACTATGGCTGTGGTTCCTGTGAATGATCCGAATTACCAGATCATCCTTCCGCAGATGATTAACTATGCCGAATTGCGTATGCAGCGCGATTTGGATTTCTTGTCTACGATGACGCAAAACACATCGTATTCATTGACCGCCAATAACAATACGCTAGCCATTGCTACTGGCTCCTTCATTACCTTGCAGACTGTTCAAGTGCAAAATTCTGCTGGCACAATTACGCCACTGCTTCCTGTGTCGAAAGAATATTTGCAGAATGTTTGGGGGACAAGCGGTTCTCCCGGCACTCCAACATTATTTGCGGTCTATGGCGGTGATGCTGCGAGCGGTGGTGAAACATTTCAAAACATTATCGTCGGTCCTTGGCCCGATACCAGTTACAATGTTATTTTGACAGGAACAATTCGCGCAGAACCATTGTCGGCGACAAATACCACGTCATACATTAGCGTGTATCTGCCTGACTTGATGATCATGGCGTCCATGATTTATATCAGTGCCTATCAGCGCAACTTTGGGCGCATGAATGATGACCCGCAGATGGCTCAGTCCTATGAAAGCCAGTATCAGGCGTTGAAAGCCAGCGCGATGGTCGAAGAGTCGCGCAAGAAGTTCCAAGCCGCTGCATGGTCATCTATGGCTCCCGCTCCTATCGCATCCCCAACACGGTAAGGTCAAATGCCACACGGCGCGCTCAAACTTATTCCGGGGATTGATACAATAAAGACACCTGCTTTAAATGAAGCAGCGATGTCTCAATCTAACTTGATCCGGTTTTTGCCTGATCGAAATGGACTTGGTTTGCCTCAAAAGTTAGGTGGATGGGTTCCATATTATCCTAATCCGATTGAATCATCGGTCCGTGAATTGCATGCTTGGCAAGATTTGAATGAAAATAAATGGCTTGCCCTCGGCGCGGATAGCAGCCTGAGCGTAATTAATAGTGGCAACAGGTCAATCATTACCCCGACCTTCAAGACATCCGCAGTTACTCCAAATTTTTCAATGGAAGCTGGTTTCCTTTTGGGTGAAGGAACCGAGGCTGGCAATTTTGTTGTCACTGAAGACGGCAAGGATATTGTTGTTGGGTCTGGTTCTAACATTGTTACGATCGTTGATCCGGGGCAGGACATTTTGGAAGGCGACACCGTATGGATTCGCACTCCTGTGGCTGTTGGCGGTGGTGTTGTTTCGGGGGTTTACCCCGTTTATAAACGTGTAGACATCAATACCTATCAAATTATTGCGGATTTTTATGCCACTGAAAATACGGTCAATGGCGGCACGTTGATTGTATTCACAACAACGGCTGGTTCTCCATCTGTTAAGGTAACGCTTCCGTCAAATGGTTATCAAGTTGGCGATACAATTGCCTTTTTGACCCCAACAAGCGTTGGTGGTTTGTTAATCCTTGGCGAGTATTTTGTCATTACGGTAATTGATGCTGATAACTTTACGATCAATGGGAACTACGCGGCGAATGCCAGCCAGACAACAATGGGCAGTTCGTTCCTGATTGGCGAAGGCTCGCAGAACAAAAATATTCTTGCAACAGAAGATTCAAACCCACTTTTGAACAATCGCGGTATTTTGATTGTCGATCCGCAGGTGTATTTCTATTACTTTCTGAACCAAGGCGTATATGGTTTGGGCAGTGGTTTCGGGCGTGGTGGTTATGGCATTGGTGGGTATGGCACTGGTGCATCAACAACATCAACCCGTGGCGGCTTGCCAATTGCTGCGACAGACTGGTTTGAAGCCAACTTTGGGCAATACCTTTTGGCATCTCCTTACAACGGGCCAATCTATATCTGGTCCCCAGATAGTGGGGCGCAAACTGCTCTCGTTATTCCAACTGCGCCAATGGCTAACGCGGGCATTTTTATTGCAATGCCGCAGCGGCAAGTCATTGCTTGGGGTTCATCATTTGATGGTTCTCCAGACCCTCTAATGATTCGCTGGTCTGATGTTGGCGATCCCGCTCTTTGGCGAGCGCAAGCAGTTAATCAAGCTGGTTCATTCCGTATCCCAGAAGGAAGCATGATTGTCGCTGGTTTGCAGGCTTCTCAGCAGGCAATCTTTTGGACTGACCAATCTGTATGGTCCATGCAATACATCGGCCCTCCACTGGTTTATTCGTTCAATAAAATTGGTGAAGGCGTTGGTGCGATTAGCCCAAAATCAGTCGGCACAATGAACAATATTGTTTATTGGATGTCTCCTAGCCAGTTTAATTTGCTTTCAAACAATGGCGTCCAAACGATTGCCTGTCCTGTTTGGGATGTAATTTTCCAAAACTTGAATACAGACGTTGACGCAAATGGTCGCCCCTATACTGACCGTATCCGTTGTGCCGTTAATAGCCAGTTTGGGGAAGTCACATGGTTTTACCCCACAATAGGCAGCACTGAAAATAATGCGTATGTGAAATATAACACTCAAATCCAGCAGTGGGATTATGGTTTTATGAACCGCACGGCTTGGATGGATCAATCTGTCCTTGGCGGTCCTATCGGCGCGGGAACAGACCCTAATTTCATTTATCAACATGAAATCGGCAATGATGCGTATGTTGGAAACCAAGACGGACCAATGAACTCATCTTTCCAGACGGGTTATTTTCAAGTTGGCGATGAGGGCGATCATATGATTTTCATTGATCAGATTTGGCCCGATATGAAATGGGGTGATTATAATCAAAACCCTAATGCGACAGTCAATTTGACATTTTATGGGGTTAATTATCCGGGGGATACGCCCACGGCTTATGGTCCATATACGATGACACAAAACACACAATATATCTCGACGCGCATTCGTCATCGCTTGGTTTCAATTCAATTGTCATCAACTGATGTTGGAACATTTTGGCGCGTTGGTAATGTCCGCTATCGGTTCCAGCCAGATGGGCGGTTTTAATAGGAGGTTGCCATCGCAAGTCTTGACGATATTCTCACTACTCAAAAAAATGGCGTTGTTGGCATCAACAATGTCGCTGACGTTTGGCTTACGCTTAACGGCAAACAAATCAGCAGTGAAATAATAGAAAAAACCGCTGTTAAAACATCTGGCGGTAATGTTGCTAAAGTTTCGGTAATTACTGCTGGGAGTGGGACTGGAACTATTTATAATGCCAACTCAATTGGGACAGCCATTACAGGAACAAGAATTTACGTCATCCCAAATTCTGTCGGATTATATGATGTAAATTTGCCATCAAACACTGGCATTGTTGTTGAACCATCAGCGGGGATGATTGTCTCCATTTCGTATAGTTAGGATTTGATCATGCCCCTTAAACATGGTTCTTCGCAAAAAACAATCAGCAGCAATATTAGCGAAATGATGAAGTCTGGTCATAAACAAGACCAATCAATTGCTGCAGCTTTGAACATTGCTCGTCGCACCAAGAAGATGGGGGGCGGCGCATTAAGCGTTGATAGTCTTGTTCGCATGTTGCAAGAAGGTGCAATCAGTGCGGACAAATTTGTGCAGGGCATGGTCGATCTTGGCGTGAAACCGCAAGTTGCTGCCGCGCAAGTTAAATCTGTTGCAGGATTGCCCGTTCCAGCCACTGGAACTGCACTTGCCCCGACAACAGGCACTTCATTGGTTCCTGCCACTGGAACATCGGTTGCGGCAGCGGAACAACCATCACTGGTTCAACGTGGCATGGACATCGCCCGTCGATATTTGCCGTCCAGTATCAGTGACGCAGCAGGGTCTGCAACTAAATGGCTTCGGCCTCTTGGCGGACCAATCCCTATGGCTGCTATGGCTGCAATGGAAACCAAGCCCTTGAATGAAGGTGAAGATGAAATTCTTGCACGTTTGCAGGAAAAATATCCCCGTCAAGCAAGTTTGGAGCGTCCAGAGCATACGCCGGATCAGGCGGCATATGAGAAATCCCAAACACCATCTCCGGGTCTTTCCCCACCGCCAATAACAGTAACGCCACCGCAACGTCCTTCTAGCGTCAATCAAGCGCAAAAAGTTGCTGTAGCTCAACCAACACGCAATCCAATTTGGAATGACACAAATATTCAGCGGACAGGTGGTGAAGAAAGCGCATTGGATTTTATCCGCAATGCGCCGCTGTATAAGGCTCGTGAAGCTGATTTGGCAGAAGGCAATTCACCGTATGCTTCTGGCGGCTATGCTCAGGGTGGCGATACTGGCAAAGTGCATGTTG